TGTCAGTCCAGGATTTAATGTTGTTAGTCATTTTCAGTTAGCGTAGAGGGGCAGTTTCTTACGGTCACGAATTGAATCATCAATCATTTGACCAACTTCTTCGTAAATGTAGGAAGAACCGCCTACATCAGCGAGCACATCTTGAGTGAAAAGAGTGGGAAAATAATCATCCTGATTCGTTTCCTCATTAAACTCAACAACATCGTGTTGAGTGAATACAAACGCAGCACAGGGAGCGTTCTCACCTTGACTCTCAATCATTGAATTGATAGAGTCACGAAGTTCAGAAAGTGTGCGGTACATAATCAGTGGTGAAGAGTGATAAGGGCAGCGGCAAACTTGTCTTCGTCCAGTGTCTCCAACTCATCTTCGGAGAGTGACACTAACAGGGCAACGATTTCAGCGAATGACATAGTGGGTTCTTTGAGTTCAGGGTAGAGAGTTTCAGTAATCATAATCACCTTTCAGGTATTCATCAAGGTTGAAGTCTTTGCTGTCCTGCATCTCCGGAATGTCGAAAATCTCACCGGGAGCATCTTGAATCTCAGACCAGAGTTCGTCAAACATTGTGGGATTTCCTCTCAACAGATGTAGTATGGCACGGGATGGGGGGCATCTCAACCCCCCGTGTGACAGTTCAGTGACCGTCCTGGTAGGAACCCAGGATCATGCCATCCCGGCGGACCTCAGCGTATCCAAACTCCTCAGAGAGATCCAGGCAGAGATCCCACGCCCGGCCCTCATCAGAGGTGCTCTCAGACTCGTAAGGGGCGGAAGGAACGTAGACTTGGAAACGCATTTGTTTGGTTTGTTTGGTATGAATCAATTATAGGGGGTCAGCGGGCACCCCGGCGGGCACCGTGTGCCACTCCCTCAGCTGGCACACTGAAAGCGTCCGCTGTTGAAGTTTGCATAAGAGAATACCTCACGATTCACCAGTTTGAACATACCAAACCGATTGGAGAGCACGTAACCCTCAGCATCAATACGGTTGCCGTTGATGTATGCTGCAGGACCATCATTGCGGCACAGATGCAGGCAATCATCCTTAATAGATTTCACCAGTGCCCACAAACGAATCAGGTTAGGATCACACTCAAAATCATCCTCATGCACACGGTAATTCTCACGAATGCGAGCATTGATTTGTCGCTTAATCTCTTCTGCTTTCTTTGCAGTCACAAACTGTACAGCAGTTGCCATTTGGCGGGCAAACTTTACCACGTCCTCTACATCATCAAAGCACACGGTTCCGTTGCTGGTAGTCCAAGGATCGTGCAGAATGTATCCTTCGGGTTTGACAAACTTGACCGTTTCAGTATCAGTCCAGATGCTACGGTCAGGGAATGCCTCAGCATCACGAAGATCGCTCTCAGCATAATAGCAAGTGTGAGGAGCGATGATAATGTTCTGAGTTACGATGTCACCGAACTGATACGTAATCAGGTTGGATTGGTACTCATTCAATCCACCGAAACCGATGAAGTCTGCCTGATAGATTGTCTCCAAACGGGGCAGATGATCAAAGCAGCAGTGCAGAATCTGTGCAACTTCGCCCTGATAGAAGAGATCAATCTCCTCATGATTGTGAGCGATACGAATCTTTTTCTTGTTGAATACTGCCTTGGTTCCTACAAAGAACTCACCATTAGCAGGATCAATTCCCCATACGATTGCAGGAGCACCATCAATCTTGACACTCAAAGTGCCAGGTTCAATGAACCAATCCAGAACGGAAAGATCACCGGTCAGGATGGTATCTTCGGGGTGGTCGAGGTGAATGTTTTTCATACTGTTAGTATTGCATGGATTCCGGCGAACCGCAAGCGGGTGGGTGCCAGTTCACGAAGTGGCACAGGACCCCTTCCGGTGCCTCTCTGCGGCTTTATAATACGGGGACAAGGGAGAGAGGGGCGGGGTAGCCCTGATGACGCCAACCATCGCCACCGGGGCAGCTTTGAAATAGTTATAAAATATAAGAAAAAAGGAAAGGGCACCACCCCTTTCCTTATAACCTCACTACCCACTTTATCTGTTATGATATCACCACAGGAGTAACTTTTGACGTTGAGAGAGGCAAACTCATTCCTCTCTGTATTATATCATACTTCAGAAGTTGCTGTCAAAGATGTAACCATCCACGAAATCGAAATCATACTTCATACTTTGCTCCCAAGTTGCTTCCCAATCAACGACAAGAAAGGAAGGAACATCGCCGTAGACATCATTATAGAATTCTTCGGCAAAGTCAGCACCAGAATCATAAGCACCACGGTAGGCATCACGAACGTGCTCAACATAGGAGATGCCGTGATAACCTACAAATGCATCCACAACATCATAACCAAGGTCCTCACCGTGAGTCACGTACTCTTCATAGAATGCAACGAAATCATCTTCATTGTTGTTGTCGATGAACTCCAGGATATCATCAATGAAATAGTTGTCTTCCAGCAATTGATCGATCTTCTCTACAGTTTCAGCAGCGAAGATTTCTTTGTAGTTCACGGTCAGAGTGACGGACATTTGGTGGATTTGTTTGGTATGAATGTAGATTATCAGGGATTGAGGCGGAAGTCTAGGGGGTGTGTGCCAGTTTGGTGACTGTCACATCATACGGTGAGCATCCAACCATTCGCCAGCATTATCATATTGGCGAACTTTCAGCATATCAAACCGACTCACAGGTACGCTATAAACGGCACCCGAAGTCATCTTGGCAATTGCAACTCCATGCACAGGAGAGAGAATCAATGCATCAAGAGATTTACTACCAGAGCAGTTAACATTAACGAACAAGGGCAGATTGTCAAGAATCCAGTTGAACATTGAAATTTCTCAGGAACGAATGTAATTTATCAGGGATTGGGGGATTAATCAACCCCCTTTGTGCCAGTTCCTAGACTGTCACATCAGCGAGCAACAGTTTGTGAATACGGTCTGCCTCCTCTAGAACATCATCATCTAGACGGTCCCATTCCACCCAATCATAGGCAGAATAGGTCGTTTCGTATGAACCATCAGACAGCAGCGGAGCATACATCAGAACCCGGTCATTGTCAGGGTCCAGAGTATAAGTGCAACCATTAATTTGAGAGATGGCGAAAATCACGAATTCCTCAGCGATGTATGTAATATACCAGCAATCAGCGGCGTTTGATAGTTTTCTGTGCCACTTTCACAACTGGCACATCGGTATCAACCAGCGGCAGCAATTTGCCCACAATAGTATCAACGAACTGCAGCACGGTTTGAATCACCTTGCGAGTCTTTTGTGCGCCGTTGTTTTCTTTATAAGCACGAACCAAAAATTGCACAATTCCCACAACGATTGCGGCGATGGTAGCAACATTCAGAATCAGAGTATTAACGAAGGACCAGTAGAAAGAATTAGCGGTTTTCATGATAATAAATGGGGTGGGAGGGTTAGTGTAGAGAATTCCTCAACCACGAAAGTACTATAACCCCTAGCGCATGAGCTCGCAAGGGGTCTTGTGCCACTTCTCAAACTGTCACATTAATAGATGTCCCCCAATTCTTTGACGCTAGAATGCACAGATTCATCCCCTTCTAGACCTAAGATATCATTCCAATCTAGTTCTTCTAGATCTAGATCATCATAGCATTCAATATCTAGTGTTACACGTACTAGACGCTTGTTAGTGACAGGCATAAGAATCTCGTGTGATGTGTGTGAGTATTATATCATGCATAGTGGCGATATGCAAGATCTTGATAATCTTGCCCATCTCGTGCATAATCTTCATCGAGATCTAAATCATGTGTGTAATACTCGTCGAGATCTTGTCCATAATCGTTGGCGTATGTATAGTCGAGATCGTAATCGTCGTACATAAAACTCGTCGAGAACTTTGAATACTTCGTTATTATAGCATGAATCTCGACGAGTTGCAAGGCGTATCTCGACGAGTTTCATAAGAGTATATATGCAATCTCGTCGAGAATGTTAAGATATACTGATATAAGACCTTGTGATATGTCTCGACGAGATTCATGAGTCTGTGTGGGTCTCATAGTTTTTCGGGCGGCGTGGGGGTTGACAAACTGCGTGTCTTATGCTATACCTGCTTAGGTTGCTATAAGAACGACCATTTAATTATAAGAACCAGCATTTACTCACAATACTCAATTATTACACAATATTAACTTTGTTATAAAACGCTCACATATATTTTTCCACAGTTTCCACAAATCACCAAGTTTTCCACACCTTTTTCCACAATCAAAATACCATACAATACATCACATATACCATACTATATACACTATTATATCACCATACAATACATTATGTCAAGAGGAATCATCTACCTTATTCTCAACAAACAAAACGAGCACAAATACATCGGAAACACATCACTTGCAATGAATAAGGAATGGGTGAATCACATTGAACGCTCAAAGAGAATGTCTTCTGAACCCTTACATAAAGCATTTCGTGAATATGGTACTCATAACTTCATGATAAGAGAACTTGATGAATGTCATGAGAATGAAATAGAATCCAGAACAAACTACTGGATAGAGAAATATAAACCTGAATACAATACTCTCATTGAGAAACCTATCACTCCTGTACCAGTCATCAAAGAACAACCTATCTCTCCTCCTAAAAAGGTTAAAAAGAAACCACCATCACCACACCTACAACCATGGAATGAAACTACAAGAGGAGATGGTAAACACTTTGGACTAAAGATACGTGGAAAGAATTTAGAAACTGGATTATGTAAAGACTATGAATCTGCAAGAGTAGCAGCAGAGCAAGTGACAGGTAATCCGAAAAACAATTCTAACATTCTACTTGCTGCCCGTACAGGTAGAACTGCATACGGATATAAATGGCAGTTATTAGAAGAGAAGAATAAAAAGAGATCGGTATTTGGTGTCGATAAAAAGACAGGATTAATTGGTCCTCGGTGTGAGTCTATCTCAGAAGCAGTACGTTCTTTTGAAAGTGCCGATAAGAATCCGATTCTTAAGAGTCTGAAGAATCCAGGTAAGTATAGTTGGAGGGGTTTCTATTGGTTTTATGGATGAGTATCTTCAGCACCTCTTTGAATGTAATATACACATAATCCAATTGGTCCTTAAGTCTTATGTTGCTCACAGTCTCGTACTAAGAGAATAATGGAATGATTTCAGAGTCCTTGTACCCTTGTGAAAGAACATAATTCTCCCATTGAATAGCATCTTCAATCTTATAGAAAACTGCCGTTTGCTTCGATTCTTTGTTCTTTTTCTTCCTGATGTATGTGACTTGGTACTTCATCATTCCAATGCCTAACAACTCCGGCAATAATAAACAAATTTGTAATCAGATATGTAGTGAATATAAATGTGCGAATGAGAGCAATTGAATCGGACTCTTTATCACACTTGGATGCTTTCTCACCGATTGCCTTCGCCCAGAGTCTCCAGATTGTTTTCTGTTTCATGTACTGATTGCCTTGATTTGATATAAGTAAGATCTTTCCATTGGTCACGATAGCAAAGAATCAAAACATGATAATTGGAGTGAAGTGGACATCCATTTTCACATTCTTTAGGACGTATATCAGTCTCAATGGTGATGTATTCTGAGCACTTAAAATAGACCCATCCTTCGGCACCTTTTGACCATTTTACATAATCATTGACCTTTGGATTGTAACTCATAAAAATGCCGCAGTCAGAGGAGTCTGTTTTAATTGCATCGCAGTATAGGGAGTCGTGCTCTCAATCTTTACACACTTGCCGACTGTCTTAGAGTTGACAGGAGCGAAGTATTCTTTTGTCTTTGAGTTGTAGAATCCCCAGATGCTGCGAACAGAATTGCCACCATTGTAACTAAACTCATGATGATTGCGAATCCAAATTGCAATGACATTGCGCTTGAAGGATTCGCTCTCATAAGAATAACCTTGTGGTGGCAAATGTGGAAAGTCAACCATTATCAGGAACTGCCCGAAGACGATCAGGTGAAATACCTTCAGAAAGATAGTGCTCTAATCTTTGCTTTGCTTGCTCTTTGGTAAGTTTGAAATCGGTTTCTGCCATTGGTCCCCATCCAGTTGTAGAGAACCCTTCAATACGATAAAGTTTTTCCATCAGGTGATAAATGCATCGACGACTTGTGAATCTGCATCTTCAGAGAGAGCGAAGCGTACAGACTTTTGAACATTTTCCATAATTCGACTATCGTGTGAAGAGTTATAATCATCTCTCCAGTTCAGCAAAATGTCATGGCATTCATTTTCATTCTCTGCGACAACATTAATGACTCCACCATATTCAGATGAAGGAAACGGAACCCAATAATCGACAATATACAGATTTTTCATTTCAATTTGTTTTGGACTCCTTAATTTTAGTTGAATGTGAGAGATTTGTCAACTGGCGTCTTAATTCATACTGAACTGGAATCAGATGATGTGAGACAAACATTTCCCACTGATTACCCTCAAGCAGTGTCATCACATTTTCCAATTGCTCCAGAGCAAGTAGAATCTTAATGTTATTGTTCATAGAAACTCTGCAACAAAGTAATCAACAGTCAGTTCTAATTTTGCGGCAGTGTTCTCAATATATTCATCAATCAGTTCAGGAGCATCCCGCTTCAGAACATTCAGATACTGATACCAGAGAAGAGAAGGAACTTGATTCATTTGGAATAACGGCAATCGGGATGAGGTTGGGGAAGTGCGGCACATGCTTGATCATATGCCTTGAATAACTCTTTGTCACGTTTGATGAGAATACCATTCCACATCAGAATGGCAATGAACGCAAAAAAGATGCAGGTAACTTCTTTAGATTTCATCAGCAGGCACCATTCATAGGATTGACATTCTTGACTTCGGTGTTAAAGTTGGTCACTTCCCAACCCATACCAATACGCTCTTCCATCTCACTCTCAAAGTCATGAATGGTGATACACTTGGTGCTCATGGTGTCAACACCACGAAACTTCAGCACCTTGAACATAAACTGAGTGCTGTCTTTGATGGGATAGTAGTCAACAGTCATCGAAGGTTTGCCGTCGATTTGAGAGATTGCAGACAGTTGCATGGGGCGCTCCGTTGATTACCTTGTAATTATAGGTCAGAAAGACGGCACGACATCGTACCTTAGACCAGTTTGCGAAGTGTCCACCTGCTCCCAGAGGGCATGAAGTTTATCATACAGTGCCGGAACACTTCCGTAGTCTTTTGCAAGATAAATTTCGTCAATATTTTCAAGTTTTTGAAGTGCAGACAGGAGAATACCTAACTCATGTGCATTTAGATTTACACTAATTTCTACTTTTTTATTCATACACCTTTTAGAATAAGACGTTCGGACAAACACATCGTCAGTTCGGCGGATACTTGCATATCCACATCACCAAGTTTAGCATGAATTGCATCAGGAATCAATTCTGCCAGCAGTTCAAAGAACCGCTCATCATCCATAATATAATCGGCAACATCCTTAGAAAGTGCCTCGGACAGTTTGATGATTGTGTTGTTAGAGAGTGCCATAATCAGAGAGGAGTGACTTCTACAGAGCGAATGAGATTAGTGCGGTCTTGTGCTAGGTAATCATCAGCAATCTTACCACAGGATGAACGTGAGCGAACAAACCTTTCCTCAAATAGTTTCCCATTCTCATCAAAATCCCAATACTCAATCACCATGCGATAGTTCTTCATTTGGAGAGTTGCAGATTGTACTTGGAAATCAGAAGGTCACGGACAAGTTCACGATCAATACTATCACCACAGAACTCTTCACCTTTGATTTTAAGAATGCGAATCAGGTCCTGAGTTGCCTTGCGAACAAGAGTCAGAGTAGCACCCATCGGATAGATGCCATCCTTGCCGTAGAAAGAAAGAACGTAATCGTAGAATTCAGTCATTTCAGTTACCTTCAGCGATGTCGTTGAGAATGCGGCGGGCAAACTTCATAAAGTCGTATGAAGTTACAGTTTCAGTTTTACCGTGATCGAAGCAATAACCATCAAGCAGTTCGGATTGATTGTAGGTGTTGACAATCAGCAGGCAGGCATCATACAGTGCTGCCTGGTGCTCCTCTTTAGAACGAAACTGAATGGCGTTGTAGGAGGGGAGAGTCACGGTCGGGGTTCCGTTGATTACCTTGTAATTATACTGCCTGCATCAGGCGGTTCGGGAAGTAGTGTGCCACCTCTTGGACTGGCACACCCTCTTTCTCCTGTAGGTACTCCAGATATAGTGTCTCTTCCTGTTCCCGTGCCTCTATTTCGTGTGGTTGATGCCAATACTCATAATTTTCAACGGGTTCTTTAGAATAACACAATTTCCCGTAACGCATCCGCAGCGAACCTGCCACCCATTGCCGCAGATGAGTCAGTTCGTGCAAAAGAGTTTGTATATACAACTCTTTGGGCATATGAGTGTCAAGTTCAATCAGGAACTCACGGGGGCGTTGAGTCTCTCCAGATACATCACAATATCCATAAGCACCCTCACGCTTCAGACCACGATGTAGGATTTCCACATCAATCTTATGGCGTGGAAGAAACTTATTCAGAAACCAAAAGGTAACGTCCTCACAGAGGCGTTTAGAATAACCGTATCCAGAATACGTGACGTAAGACATTGACCCCAGTGCAAAAACCAAATGAACGAAGAAACAAAAATAAGTTTGTCTTTAGCAGTCATAATCAGCAGACGAATGCAAGTCCTCCAAGTGATGCTCCAAGTGCAGTTGCCCAACCACGATTATTACGATTGTTGGGAGTGCTAGTCATAGATCGTCCGATTGCTCCACCTAAAACAGCACCAAGAAGAGTTCTGGTTGGATTGCAGTTAGGATTTGTTGCCCGACCATAATAACCATTTCCTCCACCATAGTACCCCTGATTACCATTCCAACTACCACCAGAAACCTGATTGCAAGGAACATTATAGGATTGAGTCTGTACTCCACCCGGATAGTAATTCCCGTACTCATCATAACCTCCGGGAACATATACTTCCTGATATTGAGTACAGACTCCAAACTGATTCACTTGCTGTGCCATCACAGGCATCGGAGCAAACAGAAGTGCAGAGAGTAGAAAAAGTTTTTTCATTTTGCGTAAAGATAAGAACCGCTCCAATCGGCATTCTCAAACAACCATTCACGCTGCTCAATGATGCGAAGGTCATAACGAACACCTTTGGCAGGAGATTTCCAACTGGCAGACTTATAAACTTCACCAGTCTTCTTATCTATAAAGGCGTGAACCGAACGAGAACCATTCGCATTCATAATGATTTTGTGATACTTCTTACCAGACTCAAAGGTGAAATCATAATCACACTTACCATTCCGCAAATCCTGAATGCAGGCAATATGATAGTGGGCATTCTCACCCAGTTCTACACCACGCTTGTGAGACCGAATGCTATAATCAATGTAGTTCTGACGCAGTGCTTCACACAGTTGCCAACAATACTTGACAACGTTCAGTTGGATGGTATTCTGTGCATCACGTTGAGCACAGAAGTCACTGAAGTCCTTGGTGAGAAAAGCAGAAGTCATCGGGTTTGTTGCTTATGAATGTATTATAGGGCATCCAGAGGGGTCTGGGATGCCCTGTGTGCCAGTTGTCAGAGTGTCACACCGCAAGTGCTCCTTTGGGGATTTCAACGATTTCAGGCAGTTTGTCATCTTCAAACTGATTCATATTGTAGCACACCCATTCACCATTGCGGAAGAGATAAGCATACTCTTCACCATCACAAAGGTATTCACCAATGTTGTTATCAAGGCGAGGAGGACAATCTTCGCCACGCTGAGAGTAATACATCGGACCGTACTTCTTCACGGTGCAATCATCATTCGCATCACGTTTTGCGTCCCAAACTTCATCAGTCCAGCAGCAGGACATATCACCACCGTCAATCAGTTCGGCAACAGCATCTTTGCTGTTGTAATGAGTGTTCAGAATACGACCCAACCATTCAGGATAACCATCCCAGTGATGATAGGCAGAGAGAACAGAACCGTCAGAGAGTTCAAGACCAATGCGAGAGCGGGTTGCCATTGAGGGCGTTTGTTGATTACCCACATATTATAAGGGGTCCCCAGTGCCCTGAGAACCCCCTGTGTACCAGTTTCAAGACTGCCACACGGCAATCAATTCATTTGCTTTCTTCCTGCTAGAACCTTTTGCCGATATGGTTCTTGTAACCTGAATCGGATAGATTTTTGCATTTTTATAAAGTTCTCGTGTCACAGGAACATCATGATTTGATACTATGACTTTGATACCCTTTGATGCAAGAGATTCTGCTAATTCTGATAGATGAACTTGTTGCTCATGAGTGAATCCATCTGTAGCATAACTTGTGAAGTTTGCTGTATCAGACGCAGGAACATATGGAGGATCAAAATAAACAACATCTCCTGCCTCCAAATCTTCATAGAGTGAAGAATCTTCAAATGAAAGAGAAGTAAATCTCACCATTTCTTTGGCAAGAAAAAACATACGAAAATTCATCATTTCTGCGGATGGGCAAGATGGTTTGTCATACTTACCAAAAGGAACATTGAACATTCCTTTACTATTATATCTTGACAAACCATTGAAGCAATGGCGATTTAAGTAAATAAACAATCTTGCTCTTTCTAGAGAAGATGTTGCATTATTAAAATGATTTCTTAAATCTAGATATGCTTCCTTTACATTATTCTCGACGGTAAATAACTCCTCACAATACTTGATAAAACTATCATCATTTGCATTTACAAGATTCTTATAAATCTCGACGAGATCTTTATTGACATCATTAAGAATAAATTGCTCTGCCGTAGTATTCAATGCAACAGAAAGACTACCACCAAATGGTTCACAATAACGTTTGGGATAACCAATATGTGGAATAAGGTGGGGCAGGACCCTATATTTGTTTCCTGCCCACTTCAAAAATGGTTTGTTCATTTGGTAGGGTCTTTCAATCCGTATTTGTCAATAGTTTCATCAGGAATACACTGAGGATTTGCTGTTGAAGAAAGAGCATTATAACTCTTTATGATTCTCCTGGCAATCAAAACATCAGTTTGTGAACCAGAAATACCTTCATACCAAACTTTTGGTTTAGACTTGGACATTTCAAGAGAAACAAAACTCAGAACTTTATCTTTTCGTCCATTGATATCGACACTTGCAGCATCCAAGAACTTAATGAGTGCAGAAAGTCCGTAAACAATGTCGCCACGAACTTCACCCTTTTTCCAAACCTTATCAAGGTCTTTTGCATATGCAACTGCTCTCATTACAGTTGCAAGTTCATAATTCTTTACTGCTTGTCTCCACTGATATTCACCATTTAGTTGGTGTCCTTCAATATCACCAAGACTATCAACATATAGACCACAGGCAGAAAGATTGTTATTGTATTCGATTGCTTCAGGCAATCCAAATACATATCCTGCCCTCATTTTGTCAACATGACCTGGATTTTTACGTTTTGCATTTTGTGCGTGGAAAATTTCTGCTTCAATTTTCTCACAATCAGAGTCATTTCTGGTTTTGGGGTGCTCAAGTACCATACAAGGAACTTTATCAACGCAACCACTCCACATTGCCATCACTGCTTTATGCTGCCCATCAATCACAACATGAGTTCCATTTGGACGAGCAGCAACAATCAGTGGTACAAAAAACCACTTATTGAATTGTCCGTAAGTATTGATGTCTCCGCAAGAAAGATCTCTCTGATAGGTATCGGGAACTATTAACATACGAACTTCTAGTTCTTTATACACTAGAAACTCGTTAATACTACCAGGACGAAATTTTGTTGCTTTAGACTTAAATTTTTGTGCAAGTTGCACAAGAGGAATGTAATTTTTCATTTGTAACTCCTAAAAGGAAAGGGATTCGTAGTTTAACGACAAATTGCGGTCTAGGTTATATATAACAAAAAAATGGTTATTTGTCAAGTATCAAACATTCTGCATTCAACTGCATCGGGATTAGCGTCACAAAATAATTCTAATGTAGTTGGGTCATGGTCATCATCTGGATGATTTTCATGATATACCTTAAGAGATTCCAATTCATCTTCTATGTGCCTTCTTGACTGAGATGATATTGTCGGATCTCTTAAAATGTCTTCATTTTTTTGAATATGTTGTTGAATGTTGTCCATTTGGATACAAAAATGGTTATAATATTTATTTTACTAGATTTTGATTGGAGAATCACCTTTCCCCAATAATGAACGAACTAAAAGTTCTGTAAACAACTCCATTTTTTCAGGTGAAACAGTTTGTGGGGAGTAATTAATTGCTTCTCTAAGAGCATTTAGTTCATTCCATTCTTCAGTGTTTAGGTATTCTGTTCCAGTTCTTGAATGAGTCATCTTGAATTGCTTGTGTTATGTCAGCACTTTAACACATTCCTCCATATACTATGTAGAAACTTAATTATTTCTTCGGGATCAGTTAAAGGAACTTAACAATATTATTCATCTTTATGAAAGAAGTTTCCAAAAAATCCAGAGTCTCCTGGTTTTCTATTCTCCAATTTGTCTAAAAGTGCATCAGTATGAATAAGAGTATCAATACGTGAAATCATATCTGCAACCACACTGCAAACCATCGGTCTTTCTTGCCTTGCTGCATATGCCAGAGCATTTCTTAATGCTTGTTCTGCGTCTTTTAAACTTGCTTCTACTGATTCAGAAAGTGCCATAATTAATTTGTTTTTTTGAGTAAGTAAGAACCGTCACCATTATCCAACCATTCTATTTTATCACCTTCTTTAAGGTTTGCTGCTTCTAACAGGTCATCGGGAAAATTAACATAATAAATTGGTTCTGCATCCCCTGCAGCATCATCCATTTGAACTGGAAGTTGCCACTTTACAACCTTATCTTCTACCTCTTCAGGATAGTAGTTTTCTTCCCAAAAGTCATTCCACGATTTCTGACATTTTTCTGAGGTATCATCCCTATCACACTTATATTTGGTCTTATCCGCAACATAGTCATCATATGCTTGAATGTGTCCTTTACCATTACCATTTAAAAGTGCCAGGAGTTCATAAGATTTTTCAGTATGATGTTTAAAGTAATGGTATTGCTCTTCAACAACACCTTTAATTACATCATAAATTTCTTGTGGTGATACGTCTGCAGAAGAAACAACATCATTCACCCAGTTTTCAAGTTGTTCAAGCGAGTACTTCTTATAGTCAAAGTCCATTATTAAAGTCCTTGATTGCTTGTTCCATTATAACCTGAATCTCTTTACTCGTCAAGTTGTTCATCCACGACCAGTTAGGATCTTCTTTATCCCAGTCCATCGTAAATGAACCATCGGCATTTTGAGAAATCTTGAGGGTATCAATCCCTTGGTTTGGGTTTATTGCACTCATTGCAGTAATATGAATAACCGTATTTAAATGATTTTACTACTTGATAATGGTCTCTGTCAAGTGGTTTTTCTTCATTACATTTAGAACAAACTCTAGTTTGGGACGTAATCTCCATCCCAGTCACTTCTTTCTTTCTTACGGAGTTTTTTAAGCTCACGATAAAGTTCTTTGATTTGCTGATAAGCGTCTTCTGGAGAGATTTTATCCGCAATTTCAAGACCTGCAATGAGGGCGACTTTATCTCCAAAACGAGCAAGGGCTCGTTCAAATTCTGTGAGGGTTTCATACATCGTCGTCTTTCAACCATTTTTCAGCAGTCAAAATATCTATACGAGCATCAACTGCATCTAAACTGTTTGATAGTTCATATAGAACATTAGTTGTTTCAATATTCTCCTCTTCCAATCTTTTCACATCTAAAAGAAGAGCATTATATTTTTCCTCCAGTTCAAATAACTTGGAGTAAACATCAATATGATTCTCCACAATTGGTTTCTTTGTATCTGAAAAAAACCATTTTACAAAACGTATCATAAAACACCTACAGATTTAAGATAACGACGATATGCATAAAACCTTCCTACACTTGGTTGTCTTGGAACTTCTAACTGATGACAAATTTCACTGTACATTAGGAACTCATACCAAGGAGTTGTAGGATCTAAAACATGATATGGATAATCAGAGTTTTCCACCTACCTGACCTTCATAAGATTTGGATTCAGAGAAACCTTCCTGCCGTCCTTTAAGATAAAAACGAGTTGCTTCAATACACAAATGTTCATTGATAGATGTAATAAGTGGTTTATCGTCTTTATCATAAGAATCCCAAGTTCCCCAACGTTGTTGCTTCACATAAAAAGCATCATCAATCAATGTTTTTTCCATTTTTCAAATCAGGATGAGGAGCATAAAGAGGTCCTTGATAATTACCAGCAAATTTATGATAGTCTTTGATTGCTTTTACAACTTCTGGAGTTTCATCCCACTCCCAGATAGTTCCATCCTTTTGAGTATAAGTGCGAGTAGTCATTTTTTGTTCTTGTAAATAATTTGGTAATCTTTTTTCTTGAACTTGTTACGAGCAATATATTTTTGAACATGTTCCTCACATTGAAAGAAACATGTTTTAGTATCTTTCATGTCTTTCCCATCTTTATGAAGGATTTTAATTGGAAATCCATCTCCATGAGGAAATTCCTCTTTTGTCGATTTTATCATCAATGAATCACTGAAAGATTACCTTCGTATCATACCATGCCAGAGTTCACACGTCAATCATATGTTTCAAAATTGGGCAGTTCGCTTGCAGAAAAATCCTGTTCAATTCCCAAATTGAAATCAAATGGTAGATCAAATGAATCTTTTGGATAGTCATCATAGTATTCATTTGGAATGTCATCTTGATGCCAGTTATTTCCTGGATTTTCTTCTACAAATCTATCAACATAATCTGCAATTGGAGTTTGATCATTTTCAGCGTTGTTGTTAGATCTTGAATTACCTGGAGCATCTTGGTCTCCATTACCAAATCCGTTGTTCTCTCCTTTGCCAGAATCATTTCCTCCATTTCCTCCATCACCATTATCATTTTTAGGAGCGTTATTTTGTCCCCCATCGTTCTTTGAATCTCCTGGTGGTTGGTTTGTTTCTGGGTCTTCTCCGTCTTGATGATTTCCTTTGCCAGGATTGTCTGATGCTCCAGTTTCACCATCCCAAGGTGAGTTACCTACTTCTTTATCATTACCAGGATTTCCTTTGCCAGGACCTTCAGGGTCTGGTTCCTCAGGGTCCTCTGGGTCTTCAGGGTCTGGTTCCTCTGGGTCTTCAGGGTCTGGTTCCTCTGGGTCTTCAGGGTCCTCTGGGTCTTCAGGGTCCTCTGGGTCTTCAGGGTCCTCTGGGTCTTCAGGGTCTGGTTCCTCTGGGTCTTCAGGGTCCTCTGGGTCCTCTGGGTCTTCAGGGTCTGGTTCCTCTGGGTCTAATGGTGATGGTTGTTCTTCTCCACTATCATCAATAGGATTATCGATGTTGCTATCAGTAACACTATCAGACTCAAATATCCCATTAGTGCTAGTGTCAACATCAGGTGCTCCAAGAACTTTAGTAGGGGTAACTTTTGAGGTATTAACTTCTTCCCCTGAGGGATTATTTCTCAAGATTACATCACCACTTGAATATCCAAGAGATTCTATTGAGTTACCATCATCAATACTTTGTGTAACATCAACCTCACCAACGACTGTTTCTGGAGATAACTCAACTTGTGTATTATCTACACCTTCACCAAATGGAGTATTACCACCAGGAAAGCGGGCAGTAGCAGAAGGATCATGTTCAGTGATATCTTGTGCTTGTTGATTTGTACGTTGAGTTTCCTCAAGAATTATATTTTCTTCCATGATAAATTCTCCGGTTGATGATGCTAATATTTAGGTTTTTCTGTATCAAACTCCATCCACTTGGCAATTCCAAGACACATTAAAAGTGTCTCATGCTCTCTCAGTTCTCTTTCCATTCCACGATACATATAACGTCGTCGATAAGCACAGTTCCAAACGTTATTATAAATTTTTTTCTTTTCTGATTGATTCATTTTTCACAATGCAAAAAATATTTGTATTCTGAAAATTGATTATAGTTCCAACGTACCACATCACATCCTTTATATTTGTCAACCACCGTGAAGTTTGATTCTGGTTCCGGTGGTTTATCTTCAGTCGTGAAGATATAAAATCCACTAACAATCACCACACCAATCACAAGACCGGACAACACGGCACGATAATAATCAAGTTTGCTCATAGTCATCATCCCAAGGTGCTTTACGATTCATAAGGTCAATCAGTCCCTGACTAGGTTTAGGTGGACTTTCAATCATTTCCACCAGTTTATCATAATCTTCGGCAGAAAGCAAGATTTTCTCAGGTTCTTGTGATAATCTCAACTTACGCTCTGGACTGATGATTAGATTATATGGGTCATCATATGGATAGATGTACTCTTGAAACCATCCAATACTTAATGATTCCCAGAAATCACCATAACCCCATTCATCACCGTCATCATAACAGTCAAGAATATACAGGACATTACGGAAACCATCAAGAAAATCTTCCCATTTTGATTGAGTTTGAAATCTCATTTTCCTTCAATCACATCAAGTTTTTCGTGAATAAAATCAGTAATATCAATAGTATTTGCATCCACACCTTCTTCTTGGCAGTCAAGAATAAACTCCATAAATGCACTAAGAATAAGACAAGTGCGGCGATGGTCGTGTTCTGTGATGGTAGTATGAGGAGAAGCAACATACTTCACCACATAATCGTAGAGTTGATCGTAAGTCATGGCGTTTCATCGCTCCAGTAGTATCTCAGTTTATCACCATCTGCAGAAATGTTCAAGTGATAGATTTTACCGTCCTTACCATAAACACCACACCAGAGTGTGCGTTCATTCATACTCTCTAGGTGAAACATTTGAATGTCTTCAAGGACAATCTCATCGGGATTTTCGGTGAATCTGCTCATAACGTTTTAGCAAAAGATTTAGCAAACTCATTACTCACCAGTTTGGAGAGTTCCATAACATCCTGCTTCATTTCGGCAGATGCCCCTGTCCTTGCAACCTCATCATAAAAATTAGTGAGAGCAATAGAAAGAATATTCAGTTGTCGGGTAGTGAGTTCCATCAAATTCTTCGTATATGAGACTATTATAGAATGTCCAGGTCCTTACCGTGCCGTTCCTGTGCCACTTTCATAACTGTCTCTGTCCTTTGAAGAAACTTATTTCCTTGTGCTTCAATCACGTCAGCAAGGAGTTGCAAATCTTCCACATAAATCTTATCCGTCATATTATACTTACGGGCAAAGGCATAAAGTGCTCCACGAATAGCAATTGCCTGCATATGTTCCATAGACACAGGCATACCGTGAGGCATAGAAGCACAAGTATCGTTGTAATATTCGTTATAGCGGTCTATGAGTTTCATTTCCTGTTCGTGAATAAGTTTCTTCAGTTTCTCTTTGCCGTATTCAGTCAGTTCGTGCTTTTGTTTGCGGAGTTCTTCTACTTCTTCCTGAGTGAGATTGACCCAAGGCATATCTTCATTCATTTACCTTTGCCTCCAGTTCAGCAATCTTCAGGTAGAGTTCCTCCAAGTGTGATGTGAGTTGATACAGGTTTACTTTCCCCATCTCATAGACACCATCGGTTGTGAGGTCTCCAAAGATTGTGCGCCAGTCGTCGGTACGGTCAGTCATCGTCCTGTGATGTTCTCATAGTCCTGTAGTATACCATGTTTAAAGTGTAATTTCAATCGTGGCCAATCTTCCCATTTACCTTCCCAACTCTCTGGGTAAATTTCAACATACTTGGTAAGAAAATAAGGTCGATATGCACCATGATGTCCAGTTGGCACCCATTCAAAGTTCAGGAATTTCCTTTCAGGATCGTATCGTGAGTCATCCTCTTCAATAGTTTCAAAGGTATTTGTGCCCCTATAATCAGGATACCACAAAACACCAGCAGGGTCTAACCAATAGTGTGTCATCGTCCCACCAATACCATCCTCAAAGTCTTTAGATTGGCAGGTTACATTTGTGAATTGTTCTCCCAAGTCATAAGAAGAACGGAAATAATCAAACATTCCCATAAGTTACTCCGATTGCTCCCAAAGTTTCTCACGCAACATTCTAACACACTTATTCCATTCATAAGAGTTCGTGTCGTGTTCTTTCGGCATCCATTCTTCAACCGCATCTACAATCTCATTACACATATCAACAGAGAAACCAAGTTGAAATCTCATCACATTCCATAGTGATGGTGGGCGATTATTATGTTTTTCCAGTAGTTTTTCAAGGTCAGTCATCCTCCCACATCTCCACTTACAACAATAGGTTCTACATCACCACAGACAACTTCTGCGTTCATTTGTTCCATAATAAGAATTACCTTTTCCATAGTTCGTTCTCTGGTTTCTTGTGTCCATTTGCTGTTTCCAACAACTCTCAAACTACGATGAAGAACATCTGTGATTACCATAAGGTCTGCTGCCGATAGTTTAGTCATTTTTCCTCCACCCACATACAATCAAAACAAATTTGCATCATAAACCTCACAAAACGATTAGGCACTCTTCCTTCTGCTGGTATATAAACAATACCAGTATTCACATCAGGACGATTGCCGAACATATAGCACTTCCAGTTAGATTGTTTTGGTGCGTGAAAAGTAATTGTATTTTCGGGAATTTTGAATATACAATCTTTCTTTGGTTGTTCAGTCATTCTTCATCCTCATCAAATAAAGCATCCCAATCAGGATGAGGCATACCAGCAACTACCATTTCACCACATTCAGGGCAGTGAAACATACCAATAGGAGCATCTTTGTAGATGTCTGCTGTTGGGTCAAAAGTGCATTTAGTCATTTCAGTTCCTCTTCAACTTTTTCAATATCAAAAGTTTCGTTGAGAAACTCAATTGCGTATTTTCCTACTACGAATGCGTCCTTGTCCTCAAAAAATCGGTTTCCTACTGTGCGTAAATCATAACCCTCTTTGCCTTTATCAAAGAAA